TGCACTATCGGAGACGATTACCAACACCGTGCTAACCAGGTATGGGGATGACCTGGTTGGAGAGTTCGGTGATCCGCGCAAATCAGACCGGCTGGTCGATTTACAGGAGCAACAGGAGTATGCCAAGACGCATACGCTCAACGAAATTCGCGCCGAATATTACGGCGATGATCCGCTACGGGACGCGCGAGGCGACATGTTGCCCGCCGAAATTGCACCAGGTGTTGTCAGTCAGTCCAGCAATCCAATGACGGAGCCAACACAGCCAACGCCAGCAACTGAGACAACCGCTGAGCGCGAGCCTGTATTTGATACAGCAATGATGGCCGACCTACAGAGGTGGCGCCAGAAATCCCGTCGGCGCGCTATGTTAGCCGCGCCATTCTCAAGCGAGAATATCCCTCAGGCAGTCAGTGAGGCAGTCAAATTGGCTGGATTTGACTGGATCACCCGCTACGTTGCTAAAAACAAACAGCCAGTACAGCCCGATAGGGCGGCGGAACAGGCATTACAGAAACAGATTGAGCGTATTCTCAGCGAGAACGGCGAGAACTGGGCAACCTGGATTGAGAACGGCGAGAACGTTGATATTACCCCGATGCTGGACCAAATGCGCTCGGAGATGACAACCTCGCTCACCAAACTGGCGGCAGACCAGGCAATTGCTGACGCCGTCGGCGTAGGCGTCGATTTTGACACAGTAGCGATCAACGATGCTGCATTTGAGTGGGCCAGTCGCTACAGTTATGAGCTGGTGAAGGGCATTGAGGATACCACCCGCCAACTGCTGCAAAAAGCGACCAGCCAATTTGTAGCAACGCCAGGCATGACAAATGCCCAGCTGACGGCGCTGTTGGAGCCTGCTTATGACAGTACACGCGCACAGATGATCGCCGTGACTGAGATAACACGGGCATATGCGCAAGGCACAGCGATCTATCAAAACATGCTAATAGGCGCTGGGCTACTTATGCGCCGCGTGTGGCATGCTAGTGCGGATGAAGTAATGTGCCCGATCTGTGGAGAGCTTAACGGTGAGCCAGAAGAACGCTGGAATGACATCGGCGGCTATGGAGATGGTCCGCCGGCGCATCCGAATTGCCGATGCTGGACGACGCTAGAGAGAGTACCCCGATGATTCAGATACAGGTAGAGGGCTTGCGGGAGATACAGGATATGCTCGGCGCTGACATTGACCCGGCACTCAAAGCAGCAACGTTCGCGATTGGCCAGGAGATTCGCAACGTGTTGGCCGTTTATCCGGGGCCAGTCCAATATCCGCTGCGCTGGACGCGTGCAGAGCGGATAGCCTATCTCAGTATGCGGCGTGAGGCTGGATTGCCAGCAAAATATACCCGCAACAGTGATCCAATGAGTCAGCGGTTGGGACCTTCGTGGACGGTCGAGCACAGCGGCCAGCATGACGCGATTGTTGGAACGCGGGTCACGTATGCGCCATTTGTGCAGTCGAGCGAACAACAGAAACCGATGCACAAAGCCACTGGTTGGATAACAGACGAGCAAGCTGCTGGCCAGGTACAAGAGAGCGGAGTTATCAATCAGCTTGTCAACGATGCGGTCATGCACGCATTGGGACAGTAGGGGGTTTGAAAATGCCAGTCGATGTGACGGAGAAATATATCCGAATCAGGCAACGAGAGCCAGGTGAGTTTGAGCCAGATTCGATGCGAACGGTTGAATTGTCAGAGGAGCAAGGCATCAGTTGTGTTATGGGCAAGCTGCGCGGCCAGGACACCATGACCATTCAAACATACCTGTTTGACAAAGAGAAATGGACGGTAGCCGAAGCCGAGGCGTGGGTGAAAGAGCACAAAAAAGCGCGCGCGATCAAGCGCGGCGCTCGCCACAGCGCGGATGATTTGCGGATGTTGCGAGAGATCAAACAGCATGCCTATACCATTCACGGCCATGCCAGTGCATTGGGTGCGGATGATGACGATGAACAGCCGCCGCCGGCCAAGGCAGATGGATTACCTGGCGCTGCCGCTGTGTTAGCGCCAACGTCGAATCGAGTTAAGGCGCTGGATGACTGGCAATTGGACGTATTGGGTTGTCCATATGGCGGACCGGACAATGGGCGGGACGCACAGGGTGAATATTTCGCAGCTGACACGGATTTTCACGATGACCGCTATGGATTGCCGCCGGTGGTTTATTACCACGGATTCACGCCAGACGGGAAGCCAGCCGGCGCGCCGGAGTACATCGGAAAAACGGTCAGTCGCGAGAAACGCAGCGACGGCGTGTGGTATCGCGTCGTGCTGGACAAAACGAGCGCGCTGGCGCGTCGAGTATGGGAAGCGGCCAAACAGGGCATTGCCCGTGCGTCATCTGGTTCGATTGCGCACCTGGTGCGCGTCGAATCAGATGGGCACATCCGCCATTGGCCGGTGGCTGAACTGAGCCTACTCGATGCAACCGACGGCCGTCGGCCAGCCAATGGCTATGCGGTGGCATTGCCAGTGCTCAAATCAATCTATCAGCAGGCGGGCATTGACCTGCCTGACGATATAGCCGAGCCACAGGCGGCATCTATAGGTGAGCCAGGAAAACTCACGGATGCTGCGGCAGAGGCGCATACTCAATCAATCCAAACAAACCCGATAGGAGGTTCCGAAATGGAAGAGAGCCAGATTAAATCTCTCGTACAAACTGCTATCGCCGAAGCGCTGCAGGCTGAGAAAACGCAAGCCGATGCTGAGGCGAAACGCAAGGCAGAATTTGACGAGGCGGTCAAAAAGGCGGTTGACGAACAGATAGCAGCAGTCGGCAGGTTGCCAGATGGCATGCCCTATGTCACGCAATTCCCGTTCACGGCGAAATATGATGGCATCGAGCCGGGCAACCATGCGTTTTTGCTGGCTGTGTTGGAGAGTGGCCGACGGGCTGGCGTGCTGCAACGCGACTATGATCGGGAGGCGTCGCTGAAGGCGCTGGCGCTCAAATGTTTCTCGAAAGAACAGTTGGGCAAGAACGCAATCCAACAGGCGATCAAGGCAATGCCGGACGAAATGCGGGCAAAGGCAAATGAGATCAACCGCTCGACATTATCAGGCTACGGCGACCAGTGGGCTGGGGTGCTGTATTCGACTCAGATGTGGGAGAAAATCCGGCAGGACACGCCGGTAGTCGGGAATTTGCCCAGCATCGAGGTGCCGCAGGGTTCTGAGAGTATCACCATTCCCATCGAGAGCACTGATCCTACGTTCTACGTCGTTGCGCAGGCAGCCAGTCTGCCGACTACGGAGACGACCGGTTGGCCGAATGCGACGATCACCAGCTCGCGCGTTGGCACATCGAATGGATCACTGACCGTCGCCAAAATGGGCGCTCGCATTATGTGGACAGGCGAAATGGAAGAGGATTCCGTTATCCCGTGGGTCAACAACATGCGCGCTCAGTTGGAAAAAGCAGCCGCTGAGCAAATGGAACACGCCGTCATCGATGGCGATACAGAAACCGGTGCCAGCACCAATATCAACGACATTGCTGGTACGCCGGCATCGACCGATCTGCATATGTTGCTCAACGGGTTCCGTAAGCTGGCGCTGGTGACTAACACAGCCAACAAGCGGGCGGGCGGCGCACTGACCGTCGAAGATTTTCTGGAAACGGCAAAATTGATGGGCGCGGCCGGGGCGGGTGCGGCAGACCCGACCAAATCAGCGTTCATCGTTGACCCGTGGGTACACTGGAAGCTGTTGGAACAACCGGAGTTGAAAACGCAGGACTCTTACAGCGCGCCGACCATCGAGAATGGCGTGTTGCAGCGGTTGTGGGGACATCCGGTCATGGTCAGCTATTTCATGAACTATGCTGGTGTGCTCTTGGGGACTGTCACGACCGACGCCTACAAGAACAAATCCAATAACGCCGGCAAGGTCGATCAAGACACCGAGGCGAACAATACCTACGGGTCCATCCTGGCTGTGCGCTGGGATCAGTGGTTGTTAGGCTGGAAACGGCGCATGACGTTGGAGACGACCCGCATTGCGCGTGCCGATACGACCGAAATTTGCTGCATGCTGAGGTGGGGTCTGCTGTATCGGGACACCGAGGCGTCAGCCATTACCTACGGATTGTCAGTCTAAACCTATTGTCAGTCTAAACCTAGCTGGAGGGGGCTGGCTATCCCATGCCAGCCCTGGAGGGAGGTAATCGAAATGGGACGACCATATGTTTTGAAACGTGGAGTGAGTGAACTCCAAGATTTGAAAG